ATTTTGCATAACGGTTTAGCAAGGCAGAAGCGCCGCTTCGGCGTTTGGGTCGAGGCTTTGCGAGCCTGCCTTGCTGTGTTGGTTGACGTTTGGCAGTAACACCTTATTTGCTTTTTGCTGCCGGTGATATTCTCGACAATGTTCCGCAGAACAGAAGCTGTTATTATGTGAGTGCTCCGCACCGCAAAGCAAGCACTTTTTTAAAGGCTTAGAAGCTCCGGAGCGTGACGGAAGGTCGAACATACCTCCGCCACCGCCAAGCACGGTGCCCATTGCCATAGCCAAAAGCGCGTAACTCATCGAACGTCGCATTGAATTATTCACTTTATCGCACCTCCGTAGGCAGCAAAACTATAATAGAGTTCTACTGCCTAATGTTAACCAACGTCCGATGCAGGCAGACGTTTTGCTTCAAAATGTGCGGAGCGAACTGCCTGCATTTGTTGTACGAATGTTCGCCCCGCTTCCCCTTGTTACCGGCGCTTATTCAGATACTTGACGACGCTGAAACCTGCGTACACCGAGAATTTTACCATCTTTGTCGCGGACTACGGAATCCGGCCCCGTATCCGGGCACACCAGATCGGCGCGGTCTGATGCCTGAAGAACAGGGAGAGACACGATACACACCACACCTTCACACTGCTCCGGAAGGCCGACAACAGCATCGTACCGCTTCGCAACTGTCGGGATACCGTTGATAGATTCGGATTCAGCGCATACCTCTGATGCCCGTGCCACACCGATAGACGGGACACGCTCGATAACTTCCTCACCTGAAAACACCGTTACTTCGTGGGGGGTAAAATTCTTCAGTTCCATAATGCAAAACCCTTTCGTTTAAGTTAAGCGCCCTACAACTCAAGAGCGGGGCGAATTTTGTACAACGTTCGGCCAATGGCGAAGTTATTTCGCTTGGCGCATAGCACAAATAGTAACTGGACAACACTTAAGCTCACTTCGTTGAGAACAGTTTTCTTTAAGGCAACCAATGCAAAGCGAAATAATTTCCTTCGGCTCCGCGCCATTGGCCTGTTGGTGGGAGTGCCGCGTTTCTACCGTAGTGTCCTGCGCGGCTTCATTACCACATTCCGCAGATAAATCATGTCCAGTTGGACCTAAATCTGATATACCCATACTTACCATCTCTTTCTTTAGCCGCGCCTTTACAATAAAAGAAACGCGGCATTTACACCAACGGGTCAGCCAACGTGTGCTGGTTTGCCCGTGTTACCCTTACAAGTACATATATCGAACTCGACACACTCACTTGACTTGACCATCTCACGCGAATAGTGAGGGCAAACTGGCATACTTGGCTTGTTATGCGACAGTTGAGCGAGTTCCGCTTTAACCTTTTGCCATGCATCCCATTTTTGTTTACCAAACGGGAGCGCCTTTTCAGATATAAAGTGCGTTTCAAGGAAATCTATTGTTTCTTGCATGGCAAACTCCAATCAAATTTAAGAGCGAAATTTTGCATAACTACTGAATGTATGTAACAATATTAATATGCCTCATCAAAGTCAATATTTTTTTTACTATTTTTTAAATATGGCATTTCCTGAATAAGTATTTTTTTAAACATTCTCCGAATATACTCTGATGATGATCCTACTTTATCGTGCACTGGCCCTCGCTCAAGAGATTTCTGCCTTGCGAATTCCCACAGATCATCTTCGATATATAATCCGTGCGACGGTTTTGGATATTTTGTTTTAGGTGGTGACATAATATATTAATATACTAATTAAAATTATAGTTGTCAATATTTAATTTCGTTTAAATATAGGATTGGGCATTCTCCCGTCAAGTTTGATGTTTTTTTCTCGTATTTCGTTTAGAATTTGATAAGATGTGTTAATCAGCATATCATAGTCAGCCTGCAACCATTTAATTCTCGGGAAGAATGCGGGTCCGAGAAGAATGCCTTTTTTATACATCTCTTGCCAGAAGGTGTATTTTAACTCGTCCGGGCCTGTCCATACCCCACGAGTTGCGTACCCGGTCAATTTGATGTCAAATTTCAACGAATTGAAATTATTCATGAAACTCAATGAGTTCTCCCAAAAATGCTGAAACGCGTATTCTCCAATTCCGCATATCTCTATCGCGTTTTTAAGCGCCTTTGGAAGTCCGGAGAACGTGTAGGAATGGAATACCGGAACATCCATTATTGAGCGAGTGCCTCCTATTATCGATAGCGGGTATCCTCCCCCCATAGCTTTTCCCAAAAGAATAAGATCCGGGATAATTTTAAACCAAGTTGATATTGATCTTGTTGGAACGCGAAATCCGGTAATTATCTCATCGAAAATTAGAATTATTTTTTTCTCTTTAGTTATCATTCGTATTTCAGAAAGCTTCTCTCTGACATCGAGATCGAGAATTACCGGCTCGACGATCACGGCAGCTATGCCGTCCGTGTTTTTAACCAGATCGCTGTCTACACCCTTGAGAAGCTTAATCACCGAGTCAAGACTGTTTGCCTGGACGATATGTCCGAAGACACACCCGAGAGCCGGAGGGGTGTTCATCGTAAACGCGCTCTGGCAGGAATGATACCCGTAACTGACGACGTATTTTTTCCCGGTGTTCGCCCTGGCGTACCTGATGGCCCCCTCCGTTGCATCAGCTCCGTTGCACCCATATCGCACCATCTCGATAAACGGGAAATGATACGAAAGCATTCTTGCTAACGTCAATTCATTCTGATGGGGAAGAGACATCATTCCGCCATCGTCCCTATAATCAATTAGGCGTGACCCGAGGGCGGAAACCGTGTCAAAAAAACTATCTCTATTATCATTAACAAGGCCCTGTCCGCAACATCCTATAACTGATTCAGGAATATTTTCCGGATAATTGCAATGCATTTTTGAAAATGTTGACGCGCCGCCGAAGATCATAACTTACCCCTTCAATTGCTTTTTTAATATTCTGTCAACTATTGAATCAATAAATTTTTCTTCATTAATTATTTTATTAATGCTTTCACATACGTCTTTCAATGTTCCCTTATGACATATGTCTTTCAATTTATCCATTGAAGATTTATCTTGCCAAAAGCCTCCTCCGTCGTTATCGGAAAATATTGTATTAAAAGCATTAAGAATGCCTTTTTTGATTTCATTGGTATGGTCTTCATTTAATGCCAATGCCAATGCTTTGCTTACACAAATTGCAAGTTGTTTTTCTGATAAAATAATCAATTATTCCTCCATGAGAAATTTAATGTGGTCGAACTGCTCTTTAGTGTCAACGGAAAGATGCATCTCCCACTTGGTGTATAGCCCATGTTCTTTTATTTTATCCATGTTGAAAACATGCTCCTCGTCGAGGTATCCAGGATAGTCAAAAATAGACAGATCAGCGATCTGTACGTCCATTCCGTCGAGTTCATTGTACATGAAAGAGATCTTGTCTCGCTCGAACTGGTAGGCCATGTCAACGATAATCCACGGTTGAACAAGCGGACAATCGGCGGTGATGCGGATAATGTTTTTTATCTTGTTTAGTTTGGCGTGTATGTAAAGAGAAAAATATCTTGAAAGAGGGTCTTTTCTGACACACTCCAAAAACGGAACAAAGCGTTCGTGAAGGCTGTCGATTATCGGTTGATCTGCTGGTTCAGGAAGCATTACTGTTTCAATTCCAGAATCTTTAGACCGTAAGAATACAAGGTACCATAGCGGAATCCCGCATAAATCCATAAGGCACTTCCCCGGAAGCCTTGTGCTGTTGGAGCGAACCTGAATACCGATAACGAAATTATTTTTGTTCATTTTCAATCTCCTGCTTTCTGATGATATACGAAAGCTCAGGTATAAGATCCTGGACATTCAATATTTCATCAGGTCGGTAAAGCCATGCATCGATCATGCGGACATATGACGCCTCGATCATTGGCAGGGTGACTATTTCTCCGTCGATTGCCGCGTCCATCGATAGAGATCCTTCATGAATTTCACCTCGACCGTTTGAAAGAATGTGCAATTGACAAGTATCGAACCAGTAACCCTCTTTTCCGTGGTATTTGCTGCAATAATACACATGATGTTTTCCAAGCTTTAAAACCCTGTCGGGAAAAACGAAAGCCCAGTTGCATACCATTTTCGAGTCAAAGTTGTTGAGGTCGTCGATTGTTGCAGCGGCGGGCTTTTCGACCAGAATGTTGTCCCGTTCCGTTGGTGGAAGCAAATAGAAGTATTCTCTGTGTGTTTTGGTTGGCGTGGCTATTATAACCTTGTCATACGACGGAAGCGAGTGTGCCATGTCTCCGATGTCGTACTTGATAACATCGTGCCCCATCTCCCCAAGGATTCTACAGTACCGCTTCCCGGTTGACCCTTCGCTGCCGATGACAAGTGTTTTCATAGTCCGCCGACACTTTCTTTAATTGTTTTCATTTCTTCCCACGATATTGATATCTTACGATCGGGAGTTCTTGACTCCTCGTTCTGATAAACATGTTTTTCGATTATGCCAGCCCCCGCGGCTACGGCGTTAAGTGTTTGTCCTATGCCGAGAGTGTGGTCGGAAAAGCCGTCGAACAACGGGAACAGCCCGGCGAAAGCCACCTCATAAGGAACTGGATACAGAGGAATGCAGTAGAGTCTTGTGCACTTTACCGCAGAGGCCCGCATCACATCACATGAGACGATCACTTCTCCAAATATTTTTACGGCCTGTTTGAGAAGCCATCCGTGACGGCACATGGAATATGAGAATTTTACCGTTTTCGCTCCGGCTTTTTTAAGGATGTTCATATTCTCTTCCGACCATACCGATGCGAAAACGTTGATTCCGAGTTTTTCACCTGTTCTGACGAGGTCGGGCAACCATGACGGGTTGATGGAAATATTTCCGTTTGTTTCCAACTCTTTATCAAGCAGTTGAAACTTGACATCGTGTATACCGATCTCGGCGGCCTTTAATACCGCATTGTAGCAAGAGTCTTTTGCCCGGTCGTGAGTAGATCCTATTTCCGCAATCAGCCTAACCATTCCATACCACCTTGTGTTGTTTGTCCCATCCGGCACCGCGGCGGTGAGGGACAAAGTGTTCTTCCGCCTCTTCAAACATCACGCCCAACTCTTGCCCGCAAACGTTACACTTGTCATCACTACGGTAATACGACCCGCATCCGGGGCAAGGGTGGGCGCACTGTTTCAGGTCATTCATATTCGATAGTCACACGAACGCTCGGAAGCTCTAAAAGATCTCCGATAAATTTTTCAACCGTCGCCGAATAGATGAGCGCATCGTCATGGTACAATACTCCGTTCAATGCGTCGCTCACCGATTTCCCGAGGTTGTCCCAGTCCGGCTTAGTCGATTTTACCACCCTGCAATTTTCCGATTTTTTACGGGTAATATACCACGGCCTCGGAAACACAGCAATTATTTTCATCTTGACCGGGCACGTCAACACAGGCCCTGCATACGCCATCTTTGCCGCGTATGCCACCGACGCCTTGAATTGATTTACCGGAGAATTGGCAGGCGTGTAGTTGATAACACGGCCCCCTTTTGAAATGGCGTGGCGCTGTCGCGGCTGGGCAACCGGCACCGCATTTACGGAAAATTCAATTGTCCTTGACATTCGCCTGCTCCTCATCCACCTCCAGCTCTTCATCCAATTCCAGCTTTTCCTGATCTTCTTTTTCTTTGCGCTGAAATTCCAGCTCCTCCTGAATCTCTAATTCTGAAATAGGCTGAAGCTTCACCTCTTCTTCGGTGTCTGTCCTTATCCACGATTTCGTTTTCTTTTCCCAGTCCCACACGATGCGGCATTCTACATCGCGGAATGTCCTCCGGGTGCTGATCTCCGTTTTCAGAGAGGCGACTGTTTTCTGCGCTCTCTCGATGTCTGACTTGAACTGGCTTTTAACCGCGGCGAGATCGTCCTCGAACTCGTCGAGATTCGACAATTGCGCACACTGCTCCATCGATTTTTCGATGATCTCGTCATCGGTCAACTTACACGCCAACAACAACACTTCGCGTTCTTTCCGCATAACACTCCTTCTTTAAATTGTTTCCTGAACCTTTTCTCCGGTTGAGAAATCATATTTACATTCGATTATCGCCTCGGCGACTATAGAAAGCTCTTGTTTCGTGTTGATCGTGCTTTTGTGGATCTCTTTTTTGCAGACGGTTATAATAAACTGGTTGTCAGACAAGTCCGACTTGATTCCCTTCCTCGAATCGGCGACAGACTGCATCAGGAATTTCTTGCCCTCGATAAGATTCTGCACCTCTTTTTTGTCCTGTGTAAAACGTTCAGACAACATGAACGTGTAGAGCGCCGCATCGACAAGCGCACACTTCTCCGCGGCCTTGATTGACTTGTTGGCGTCGCGCTGTTTATTGCCGACATGTTCCGCCCCGCGCCCCTCTCCGATTACCCGACCGGTGACGTTGTCAACGATGCGGCATATCAAACACACGGTTCCCGCCGGGCTGCCGAGCATCTCCCAGGTTTCGAGATCGCGGCACCACTCCGGATGCGTGTTGAACAGACAGCATATTTTTTCAGCGCCGGGTTTTAGGAGTGTTTCTTTCGGGTTGCGCGGGTCGGCCGGCCCGTAGTCCACCCCGGAGACAAATTGCTGAGTTACGAAATCGACGATGATCTGACGGATGGCGAGGTTTTCCGACATCTTCTCCCGCATCTGCTCGATTCCGCCGAGTCCGGCGAGTCCGGCGATTGCTGGAGTGGCGATGTTTGAAACTTCTGCAATTGCTGTATCGTTCATTAAATTATTCCCTCCTGCTGAACGCGGTCGATCGCCCATCTCGGAATTTCGACTTCTTCGGTAACGTTCGAGTAGCCGGGGTACTCTCCGGTGTCCTGGTACTCTTTGAACCGGGCGAGCGCATCCCTGTAGACGATCCTTCCAACGTCGAACGATTCCGGGCCGAGGTTGTACGTAACCACATCATGCGGTTCATCGGCCTCTGCGGCAATAAAAGAAAACGGTATCTGCGGACCAGGTCCCGGATCTTTTCCCTGTGCAAGAAAGAACCCGTCGTGATAGAACGCTCCTCCTGCGTGATAGAGAAAATTGTTTACTATTCTGGAAAAGGAACCCGGAAGCGGGTCGTCGGTAACTTTGAGGTCAATTATGCGGCTGAAATCCTCCGGCAAGGCGTCTATCCGCCCCTTACAGGGCAGATCGGTTTCAGGGTCAGTCCAGCATAGACTGACCTGAGTTCTTGCCGTGGCGACCCATCTCCCTGCTTCAGGATGGGTTTTGATAGCTTCGACAATATCCCGCGCCCGAATAATATCCTCCTTGGATACGACTTCGATGTCGCCCACCTCGTTTTCGTCTCTCCATTCCTGGCACGCATTGGCATTCCAGTTCCACGGCTTCTGTACTTCGACTTTTTTTACGATGGCGGTGTAGGTGTCCGGGTGAATGATGTACCGCTCTTTAAAAAGATTTGGTTCGAGCAGGAGGGTGTCTACGATGTTCCCGAACTTCATGATCTTGCTCTGCTCTTCTCCGTGGTCGATGTGGTGTTTCAGCGCCTTCCCTGACCGCAGGATGTGGTGGAACATCGACTTATGGACACCTGGCCACTCTTTGTACTCAGACATCGGAACGTCGTAATAGATTCCAAGTTTCATACCTTCCTCCTATCTGGCCTGATGTACCGCTGCCACATCTGGCCGTATGGCATGTACGGGTACAGCGGGCACAGGTATTGCTCACAGTCGATTTTCCCGCCCTTGTAGAATCCCTGGCACTCACAGCAGTGGGCGAGTATCGCCTGGCTCCGGGTAAGCACCTGACCGTTCAGATACCGCAGAGAAAACCGGCGGCCGGTCGACGTCGGAGCCGAACTGATGCGGCGGAGAAGCACCTGCGTATCAACGTCAACCGACTTCCGGATTTCCGGTACGGAAAGTATGGATTTTTGAAGACTTGTTTTCATTTCACCTTTCCTGTTTCAATCAATATACAACAAAAATAAATGCCTGTCAATGTGTTTTTAACGTTTAGGCAGAAAAATTAATTAAAAAACGTTAAATCATTCGGATTATGTTGATTTAATATTTGAATACCCATTTGTAAAAATTCTTCTTTCGGCCGTTTTGCCGAGATCATGCCATATAAATTATTGCAGAAAATTGATGTCGCTTTTTTATCAACCATCGTGGATGATGTTTCGTAATAATTTGTTTTTAGTAAATATTCATGCAATGGAGGATCAATCCACTTGTACCTCAAATCATAATTTTTTTTTATAAACTCATAAACCTCATTATATTTTCCGAACGGAATTGTATCCCACACGTAACCAAAAGCGTAATTTATTAAAAGTAAAATTTCTCCTAAAGGCACATTGTTATTGGTTCCGATGTACTGGATTCTTTTGGTCCACTCATTGAATTTTTTATAAACAGGATCGTTTTTTATTTCAGCATGATCCCGCTCGTATCCAAAAAGTGAAACTATTGTGTCGAAGTCCTTAATCGAATCAGGATCACGTTTTGTTTTCATTTTTTTCTTTCTCCTCTTTTTCTTTTTCTGCGTTGTATTCTGCTTTCCACTTTTCAAAATCATCGTCGATTTGTTCGGCGATCACCGACGGGGGTGGGTCATCCATCCATCTACCCTGGTTCAAATACGTGGTTGGATGTGGAATAAATTGACCACCTTCTTTTTTCCACTGATCGGATGTTGTTTGCCATTCCAGGGCTGAAATAATTTTTTTTAATACTTCAACAGGCTTATCAATTTTCAGCCATGCCTTTTCAGCAGCTTTTTTTCCGACTCTTTTTGGATAGTGCTTCCAAAAGATTTCAAAATTTTCATCAAAACAACATATTCTTTTTCTTTCCGGTACTTCTGATGTTACCGATACAGTATTTTCATTTTCATTTTCATTTACCATATGTTCAACATATGATTCACATATGTTTGACATGTGTTGTTTTTTTATCTTGTTGATTTTTCCTTTATTACGATTAGTAGACCTTGATTCGCAGTAGTTTTTTCTCTTATTTATTGATTCCTCTACCCAAAAAATGAAATACATATCATCGACATATGTCATCACTATTTTTATTGATTCCCAAACGGTTTCAAAATCATGTCCCAAAACCTTTTTTATAATATCGATATTCATCCTTCCAAATTTTCTTTGAGCCTGAATAATGTCAAAATATCCTCCGCGTTCGACACGGTTCATATGAGAAACGTCTTTAGCTGCATCGGCGTCATAAAATAAAAAAGCTGGATCTTTTCCCATTATTAATCCGCAAAAAAATCCCCTCGGCTGCTCTCGTGATGGTCCGCGAAGAAAACCACAAGAGCCACAGCTTGGGAGCAGTGTCGCCGAGGGAGTTATTTTTCAAATATGATTTCGCGAACCATGAGAGTAATATACCACCGTTTCACGGAGATGTCAACGGTCGATCGGTACAAATTCCGGAGAGTCGGACCCGTACAGGAATTTTTTTCCGTAGAACAGGCAGGATTTGCATGCCTCGTCCGGGTCGATGAAGATGGATTTTCCCTGCCGCTCATCATTGATCTTGTCCAGGCAGGTGCAGATCGGTACGGCTCCGCCGCGGTGAAGGTATGCGCAATCTTTTCTCTTGTGCATCCCTCCGCGAGGGTTAAACAGAAGTTTAAGTGTCGTCGCCATGTAAAATCCTTTCCCCGCTTCTGCAAGCGAAATGATTCCACGCCTTCACCGATTCCCGGCAGTTCCGCACGCACTCGTCGCACGGGACCTTCGGCTGTGGAACCCAGTCCTCTCCGTTCCATACGAGCGCATCCAGCTCGTCTTCGGTTTTAATTTTTCTGTTCACGTTTAAACCTCATCGCCATGATGGCGTCTCTTTTTGCCGCTTCCATCTTCTCGCAGGTGTGATTGTCATCGTCAGTAATGTCCTCTCCGCAATAGCAGCAGTAAACCTGATGGCGGCCGATGTTAATAACGATCAACCATATCGCCAAAAAAACAGATGATAAGACGAAATACCAGAAGAAAAACCACGCGATGAGACCCATCAAAACACCTCCTCGATAACGACATCGTCTTCCCTGTCGTTGGTTGGGGCGATCCGGTACGCGACCACCGGGTAATTAACCGTGGCGGTGATGGTGATAAAGCTGGTACGGTTCTCGCGGATAACAGCACACGCCTCTGCTGTGTTCGAGATCCCTTCGCGTAGAATTGCGTTGGTATGGTTGATGTTGAGTTCTTGATGGTCCGATTTAATCAGATCGGTCGCCATCTCGATAAACGCTTTGACGCATCGCACGGCGTCCTCTCGGGTTTGAATTGAATACGATGCAGACATGACTTCTATCATCAGCCCTCCTTTTTAAGTTTTGCTCTCATCAGTACCGGCGACTACCGGTAGACCGGGAATAATCCCGGTTTCGAGCTTGAGGCTGTTAATTTGCCCCTTCAAGGCAATCTCGAAGTGTCTCTGGTTTGCGTGTCCACGACTCCTCCCAAACCGACTCGCAATCCCCACGGGTATCAAAATCCTTGCCGTCGAGTAGCAGACTCGTGCTTACGCACGATCCGCCTTGCGACGCATCGCGGTAGCCTTGGATGAGGCGAGCCTTGCCCGCCTCGAATGCTTGTTTAATCTGCTCGCGAGTTACAATCTCGCCGTCTCGTGTGTAGTACATAAGCCCTCCTGTTTTAGGTTTGCTCTCATCAGTACCGGCACTACCGGTAGACCGGGTTTCCCCGGTTTCGAGCTATCGATTCCACTTTGGGCTATCTGTATCATCCACCAAATGAGGCCCCGTAGTGTAATGCGGGTCATATAAGTATCGACCGTCGAACAGATAGTACCCTGCCCCCATATGCCCGCGGCCCTGCCCCAGAAGATGGCTATTGAGGGTTTTGAGCACCTTACCATCAAGGTCTCTGATTTCAGTTTTGTGGTCATACCCGCGCAATGTAATTGCCAACTCGACCGGAATCAAGGCAACCGTGGTATTCTGCATCTTAACCATAATCACTCCTTTTAGATAGGGCTTAACCGCCCAGGTATCCCGGTTCCGCCGGGCCGGTGCGGGGGGTTCCCGCTGTTGCTCCTCTTCCTCCCTATAAATATACCACTTTTTAATGACAAAGTCAACAAAAAAGATGACAAAACGTTAAAAAATGATGTTTTGTCACTTATTTTTACTATTTTTTAACAAAAATACCGAAATTGAGCAGGTTTCACAACGTCTTAACAATCTTTTAATAAATAAGTCTTGAATTTTAACATGGTTTTGATTATAATTAAAGAAACGGAGGGTCTATGACATTTCACGCGCTGCTGATAATCCCTCTCTACATCACATCGATCGCCACGCTCTGGCTGCTGGTCTATCTGACAATCAAAGATCGTAAACACTCCGACAAGAAGCCGGAACAGGGCGACCCTGCTGCGAAGAGTAAGCCAGCTACCTCCAACGGCAAAACAGTATACCTAACCGCCGATCACGAGCGAAGGATCTCCGAAAAAATGTCTCAAGATAGCGAAACTCCTCACGAGGACATCTGGTAATGGCAGGTGGACGCCCACCGATATTCACGTCTCCGGAAGAGATGCAGATTCTTATCGATCAATATTTTGCCACCGACGAGTTTAAATCAATTTGCGGTCTTGCCCTTCACCTCGGATTCAATAGCCGCGGAACTATTTACGAATACGAAAAGAAGGTAGAGTTTTCGGACACTATTAAAAGAGCGATGCTCCGAATAGAGTGCAAATACGAGGAGCGTGTCAACTCTACTTCGCCAACTGGACCGATTTTCGTTTTAAAAAACATGGGGTGGACAGATAGCAAATCTCTGAACATATCAGGTATCGAGCCTGTAATCATTAGAGATTCTGACGGCAGTAAAATATTAGAATTGACAAGCCATGTTCGACCGCCTGAAGAGGCTTCGCGATGAGCAAAGAGATTACGCTTCACAAGTTTCAGAAGCAGGCGCTCTTCTCCGGCAAGCGCATCACCGCTGCCGTCGCCGGGATTCAATCGGGTAAAACGTTCTCGGGATCACTCTGGCACAGAATGAAGATAAGCGAGTACACTAGTAAAGACGACTGTACTATCGTCTGCGCCCCGACGTATAAGCTTCTCACCAGCTCGACACTGCCGGCATTCATGCGCCTGCATTCCGACATGGGGACGCTATTCAAGGGAGACATGGAGTTTCGGTTTCGTCACGGACCGATCGTTTTTATCCGCTCAATGGACAACGAGTGGAGCTGCGAGGGGATCACCAATTGCCGCGCGATATGGGGAGACGAGGCCGGGCTATTTTCAACGCAGGCGTGGATTAATCTCATGGGGCGTGCCGCTCCAAAGCAGGCCGACATATTCCTGTCAACGACGCCGTACCGGCTCAATACATTTTTGTTCCGCGACGTTTACGAACCGTGGAAAGCCGGAGAGCGCGACGATGTTGAAGTGGTACAATTTCGTAGCATTGACAACCCGTATTTCCCTCCTGAAGAGTACGAACGTCAGAAACGACTGCTCGACCCGCGCATGTTCGCAATGCGATACGAGGGAAAATTCGAGCGTATGGCAGGACTTGTCTACTCCGATCTTAATTATGAAAATTATACCGATGCGTTCCAGGTTGATTTGTCGCGTTACCAGGTGTTCGGCGGGATCGACTGGGGATACACAGATCCGTTCGCTATCGTAGTTCGCGCCATCAGCAACGACGGGAAGCATGACTATCAGATCGCCGAGTACAAGATGAGCGGGCACACTCCGGACGAGCAGATCACGATTACCAAGCAGTTTCATAAGGTCTACGGCATCAAGATGTTCTACGCCGACTGCGCAGAGCCTGGGCTGATAGCTCTGTTTCAGAAGTCCGGCATCCCCATCGACGCGGTAACCGACAAAGAAATAGAGTACGGGATCGCCGTTCACCTGGCGATCATCAGATCTAGGATGCACAGGATATTCCGTGGAAAATGTAAAGAGACTGAATATGAATACGAATCATATCAATACAAGGATTTCGACCCCGACAACCAGGCGGCGGCAAAACCGCTCGACCTGAACAATCACTGCATGGACGCCAACCGGTACGTAACCACAAAAACGATGTGGTTGCGGGATAAGGCGTTCATCCCGTTCAAGGCCACGAAAACACATCTGCAACAACTACTCGCCGGAGAGTTTCACCAGGTGCGATCGACTGACGACGACTGGTACGACAAATAAACAGAGGAGGAGTTATGGCGGATTTAGGGATCACGATGAAAAAGACGGGCTACGAGACCGGGACGGTTGCCGTTATCGCCGGGGTTGCGACGCTTTTGTCGATTAAGCTGCGGGATCTCGGCGTGGATATTCCCGAGGCGGTGATGATCAGTGTCCTCGCCGGCGTCGCGTCAGGATTGACAAGAGGAATATCCAACCTGATCAAGAACAGGGATAAATAATGCCTCTCTACGAATTCAAGTGCCCTGCCTGCGGGAGCGTAACGGAAGAGTATTTCAAGGCGGATGACGAAAAGCGCAGCCGGTGCACATGCGGCGAGTTGCGCGCCCGTGTCTTCACTCCGTGGGCGGTTCACCTGCCGAGACAAAAGCCTCCGCGGGGAGGAATCGAGACGGGGAATGAACCGATTGTTGCCGACAAGCAGCCCGACCGGTACGAGAACGCCGAGCGGGAAATGCACCAGATCGTCGAACAGTGCCCGGATCTTGACGGATCGGGCGATTGTGAATTGAGCAAGATCCATGCCTGAAGCAGTAAAACCTATCGATCCCAACTCGATGATTGCAGGCCCGGACAACAAGCCGTCGGCAGGGCAATCCGCAGACGAGGAAAAGGAAGTACGTCTCGTCCTGTCGCTTATCGAGCAGGGGAAGACGTACCGTTCGAAATTTGATGAGGACTGGAACGACAGGGCTGATTTCTACCGGGGGAAGCAGTGGAAGACCGGCGCGAACGCCCGATCGAAACCTGTCATGAATATTATTCGTCAAATGATTCAGGCGACGATTCCTATTCTCACCGATCAGCGGCCAGGATTCAATCCGATGGCGCGAGATCCGAGCGATTACCAGTTCGCGAACTGCATGGCGACTCTGATCGAAAATTGGTGGGATAACTCTGGCATGGACCACACTCTCATCGAGGCAATCTTCTGTTCGATGCTGTTTGACTGCGGCGTTCTCAAGGTCACATGGGACCCGTCGCTTGAGGACGGCATCGGAGACGTGTGCGTTGAGAGCGTTGACCCGAAAGACATTTATGTGCCGGAGGGGTGCCGTGACTTTACAAAAGATTGCGGATGGGTGATTCAAAAATCGAGGAAACCTATCGGATATCTGCGTCGATTGTTCCCGGATATGGCGGATCGGATAAAGGCCGACGCTATCGACGACCCGACCGAAAAAATATCGAAGTCGATGGACCTGAAGCTTGTTTCTCCGACAGACCAGTACGGGCAGAAGGGAATGGCGCAGACCGGTGAATCATCCGACACGCGCAAAATGTGTGAAGTCGCGGAATGCTGGATCGACGACGAATCGCTGATCGAAGAAGAGCGAGACGACGGAAAGGGCGGAGTTGAAAAGGTCGTGAGAAAGAAATTTCCGAAAGGAAAACTGATCACGATACTGCCGAATCAAAACCTGCTGCTTCAGTCCGTCGAGTCTCCGTATGCTCACGGGAAAAAGCCGTTCGTCCGGATCGTCGATATGATACTGCCGGGAGAATTTTACGGCGAGGGCGAGGCCAAGGCGCTCATGCCGACGCAGAAGATCATCAATAAAACACTCGCGCATATTTTTGACGTGATGCAGTTGATGGCCAATCCAATATGGGTTGTCGAGGAGGATTCGGGTGTGGACCCGGAAACGATCACGAACTCCATATCGGCAGTGCTCAAGGTTGCAGCAGGAAAAAAAGATTCTGTTCGTCGAGACTTCCCGCCCGCTCTCCAGTCCGGTATGATGGAAGTTTACAAGACGCTCATCACACAGGCGGAGCAGATCAGCGGGATCTCTGAAATATCGCAGGGTCGCAAGCCTACCGGTGTCACGGCGGCGTCTGCGATCGAGAATCTTCAGGAGGCTTCACAAACTCGTATCCGTGCGAAAGAGCGCAACCTACAGGTGTCGCTACAACAACTCGGGACGCAGATCATGGCGCTCATGATGCAGTTTTACCGGACCCCGAGAGTGGTGCGCATCACCGGTAAAGAGAATGTGTGGCCTGAGTATTTCGAATTCTTCATCGAGGAAGATGGAGAGGGAAGTTACCTGTTCCACAAGAAAAACTACGTCTTCGACCAGCAGAACCAGCGGTACACAGCAGAGCCGACGTTCAAAACTACCGGTCCGACAAAAGGGCTTATGGACATCAAGATCATGGGTGGAACGGCGATGCCATGGGCTAAGACGACTCGGGCGAACATAGCGTTTAAGCTGTACGATTCTCAAGTTATCGACGGAAAAGAACTGCTTGACACCCTGGAATGGCCGAACGCCGACCAGGTCGAACAGCGGATGAAAGAAAAACAGGCGGCTGCGGCGGCGCCTCCCGGCGTTCCTGCTCCTCCGCCTCCAGCGTAAGGAAACGAATATGCAAATGTCAATGGGTGAACAGATGTCGCAGGAGCAGCCTGCCGCAGAACAGGGCCAAGCGGGCCAGGGTCAAGCTGGTGGAACTCCTCCGGAGAATCCGATACTCGATGCGGTGCGGACAATCGGTACGTATATCGCCGCGCTGTCAGAACAGGGCGACCCTGCTGCGACCGAGTTGCAGAATATTATGAGCCAGTTTGTGCAGGCGCTCGGAAAGAAGGCCGGAGCAGAGTCGGGGATGGCTCCCCCTCCTCCTGAAGGAGGGAAGCAACCGGCGGGCGCTTCGCAGGCGCAGGCTCCGGGTGGCGGTCGCGGGGTAAACCCGATGCTCGGCAACATGAGTAGTTCCGGAACCAAGGCGCAGCGTGGTCAGGTGGCGGTAATTTAACCTTTTGAAAGGGGTATCGATATGGGTGATAAGGGCGTAAGTTTCGCCGGTAACGGCGGGCAGGATGTAGGAGACGGAAGTATGAAAAACGAAGGAAGCGGAAGCCTTTCTTCCGGCGGCCCTCTCCAGAGTCCGAAGGGATCGGAGCAGGGAATGAGCGCGTCGGGAGAAGTTGTGAACACCGAGGGCGAAGTCCCGAAGGGAAGCGGAGTTCAGTTTGCAGGTGGGAATGAGTGGTAACGGCAATTACCTGAAAAATAAACAGAGGAGATTTTATGCCGGGATATGACGGGATCGAGATGGAAGGCGAACTGACTGACGATGTAGCCGGTCAACAGTCGGGTGACCAGCCTCAGGGTAACGCTCAACCGCAACAACAGGCCAACGGCCAGCAGCCGGGCGGGCAACCACAAGCGGGTGACCAGCAGACGAACCAGCAAGGCCAGCAGGAGGTTTTCGACGGGAACAAGTGGACGTTGAAGTACCGCGGACAGCCCTATGTTCCGAAGAGTCGGGAAGAGCTGACCAATCTCGCCCAGAAAGGTTTTTCATACGAGCAGGAAATGGGGCGATTCAAAACTGAACGTACTCAGCTTCAGCAACAACTTGACGGACTGAAGAAACAGTACGGGCACTATGACGTGTTCGATAAAATGCTCAAAGGCAACCCGCAGCTTGCGGAAAAAATCGCCGCCACAATCCAGGAAATGCAGGCGCAAGGCCAGCAGCCTGGAGGGGCAAACGTTCAACTGTACTCGCAATTGAAAAGCGAGATCGAGGAACTCAAGCATCACAACGACGAACGGATCAACCTGGAGTATGACCGGCGTCTGCAAGAGAGCGTTCAAAAGCTCAAAGCGGATCACCCGGATCATGACTGGGAATTCGACGAAGGAAACGGGAACCTCGAAAAACAGATAATTCAATTTGCAATGGAAAACGGCATCACGAACCTGGAGCATGCATACAGGGCAATGATGTTCGACCAGGCGGGAACGAATGCTAAGGCTGACGCCCTGAAAAAGGCGGCGGCGGCGAAACAGCAGGCGAACCGGGCAGGGGTAATTCAATCAGGCGCATCTGGAAGCCCGCCTTCAAAAGGCGGCTACAAATACGGGTCGTCGTATAACGATCTCGCGAAACAGATGGCCGCAGAACTCAAAACATAAGGAGATTATTATGGCATTGACAGCCGAAATCTCTGCATTGACTCAAAAGTATCTGATTCCGAAACTTGTCGATAATATTTTCGACAGTAATTCGGCTTTGCAGAGAGCAAAGAAAAAAGGGTGGTACGATACCATCGACGGCGGAACGCAGATCACGCAGCCTCTCGCCTATGCGGTTACGACCTCGGCGGGCAGGTATACCGGTTCCGGAACGCTGCTCACCGACGACAATCAGCAGATCACCGATGCAACGTGGGACTGGAAGCAGTACTACGCATCAATACAGATAACTCGGCTAGACGAGTTGAAAAACTCCGGAAAGAACGCTATCATCAACCATCTGAAAGCAAAAGTTCAGATGGCGGAAAAAACACTGAAGAACCTTCTGGGAACGGATCTTTTCGGAGACGGTACGACAACCAATTCATTCGAAGGTCTGAAGATGATCTGCGCGATAACCGGCACGAACGGAACTATCGCAAAGGGTACGTACTCATGGTGGCAGGGCAACGTCGATTCAACGACCACCGCCCTTGCTCCTACCGCACTGCAGGCGCTTCTCGGCGACTGTACGATCGATGCGGACTCACCGACGGTCGTGTTCTGCACGCAGGACGAGTTTGACGACCTATGGGCGGCGATTCAGCCTCAACAGCGGTTCGCCGACGAGGAAACCCTGAAGGCCGGGTTCAAAAACCTGATCTTCAACGGAATCCCGGTGATCGTCGATTCGCATTGCAGCAGCGGGTATCTGTATGCGATCAACGAGTCGTACATTCAGCTTCTGGCTCACAAGGATGACAATTTCCGTTTCAGCGGATTTCGTCAGCCGACGAACCAGAACGTAAAAGTAGCGCAAATATTCTGGACAGGCGCGATGACGTCCAGTAACAACCGCATGCACGGAATGATGACCGCGCTTGTTTAAGAAGGGAAGGTGAAAATATGTCTATCAACGGATTACAGCAATTGATCGAGGAAAGCGTCAGCCAGGTAACGGCGACGAATTCGGTTGAACTTGGCACCGAGCGTTGGGTGGGCGGCCTGAAGTACCAGTACATCTACAACAAGTCGAGCAGCACCGCATCGGTCGGTTACGCTATGGTCAGGATCGGAGCCAACGCATCGGCATCGTCCGGATACAGTCTGACAGTCAGCGCAACGGCCGGCGACTACGACCTTGGTGGAGTCGTGTATCACAGCGATGTACCGGCAAGGAATTACGGTTGGGTTGTCGTCAAAGGCGCTGTTCCGGCGGCGTATTCCAATTCAGGAACGACTGCAGGGCAAGGGGTTGCACTAGACACAAACGGAACTTTCCGTTCCCGTTCTGCAACCACTGGCAACCTGTACCCGTTCGTCGGCGTGGCCATCACGGCTGCATCGGCGGCGACCGCTCTATGCACCTTCACCGTGTGGGTAAACTGCGCGTAAGGAGGGTTGTGTGGGTTGCGGTAAAAAAAAGAAAAAAGGAAAAGGCAAGTAGCCTATCGGCCGGGTTGCCGTCATGCGACAACCCGGCATACTTAACTAACGAGGAGAGACAATGCAAGTGGAAATGATTTTAAGGCCAAGTCCCTACATAGAGGGCATTCCTCTCGGCAAAGAGGAAGCGTGGAAGGTTGCTACCCGAAACGACGCGGTAACCGTGAAATCGTGGGATAAACAATGGATCGAACAAACCCGCGAGAACTGCAAAAATCACGACATGGTTAAAAACAGCGCGATGAACGCATACGCCATGTGCGCCGGGAAACCGGTTATTCTCATGGGAGCCGGACCGTCGTTGTCGAAAAACTGGACGGAATTGATCGGAGACGGAGACAAGTCGATAGGTCGAAAAGACATCCGCATCGTCACGAATGTTCACAACTTTTCCTTCTGTGAAGACAGAAACCTAATTAACCAGGACGATTTCTACATGATTCTCGACGCCGGGGACATCTGCATCAAGGAGATGTCGGAAGGCGGGTCTCATGCCGCAACTCCTGAATGGTACTGGGAAAAGACCGAACATCGCACCCTGCTTGCGTATCACGGGACGCACCCGGATTTTATAAAAAAATGGCGCGGACCGATATTGTGGTTTACGACTCCGTGCGCCACTCCGGAGCTTGCCATCGAAATCATGAAAATTATCGACATATCGAAAATTCCGGGTTTCAACGTCGGAGGGAACGTCATGGGAGGGGCGTTGTATTTCTCCCGTGCGGTTCTCGGGTGTTCCATTCCTATTTTTATTGGAATGGACCTCTGTTTCTCGTATGACCAGAAGTTTCACCCGTGGGATTGCTGGTACAACAACAGCTTCACCGGCGTGATGCCGTGGACCGACATTTACGGAAACCGGGTGTGGACATGGGGATCGTATTTCGGATTCAAAAACTGGTTCGACTACATGGCGTGCGGAGGATCCGGCAATAACCCTCAGTTGTGGATCAACGCGACAGAGGGCGGAATCATGGGATCTTACCATGAGGGTAATATCAAGCAGATCATCCAACTCACCCTCAAGACGGCGCTTCAACTTTTCAACATGCATACGATACTACCGTCACTGCTTCAAAAATCGGTGAACGGGCAATTGAACCTTCTTTTCTGAAAGGCGTTTACAATGGCAAACACATTTACGGTAACTCATGAGGACGTATTCGGCGCGGTAAGGGTTCGAATCGGAACGCTTACCCTTACCGATGGCGCCGGGGACGGAGCGACCGCCCTGCTGGCGAATACCGGTTTCAACAAGATTCTTTTCGCCGTCGAAAACAGCGTTACCCCGTGCAGGCTGACGTATACTCTCGGATACATCGGCGCATCGAGCGCAACCTCCGGAGATACTATCGCATCTGGAACCGCCCTTCAGGTAATGATTTTCGGGACGTAAAGAGACGTGCAGCCCGATCAAATAAGGTTGGCGAACCTCAAGTATAACGACAACCGGTATTTGAGGAAAGACGGAACCGCCGCGCAGACGGTAACGGGAGACGTTTATTTTGCCGGAGATGTATCATTTTCGGCTTTAGACAGGTTGACAGATCAGCTAGGAACAGTGTTGTTGCAGGGAGTTTCCGATACGGTTCACCTGATTACCGGTAAAACGATTTCCGCAGATCGTGACATGGAAATAAACGTCGTCAGGGATTTCGAGCTTAACGTCACTCGTTATCTTGATATAGTCAGTACGGAAGATGTCGTTTTCGACTTTCGCACTTCGCTTGATCAAATTGTTGCCGATTACTACGACCTCGATGTAGGAACCGATTTTAATGTCGATGTGGCGAACGATATGTTTCTGGTAATCGGTAACGATTCATCAATAACCGTTACCGGATCGTACCAGATAAACGGATTGGTAAACGCCGGTGTAGACACCGATAAATTTCTTGTTCTTGATTCGTCGAATAACGTTGATTACCGAACCGGCACGGAACTGTTGAGCGACATCGGCGCCGCTTCCGCAACTCACGGCGTCACCGTCGGCTATCTTCCATACGCACCTTCCGCTACTGCGTTTAACGAAAGCAATGTTTTCTACGACGTTGCAAATGGAAGAATCGGTATTGGTACAGCAGTTCCAACTGCGCGTTTGCATATAGTAGACGGGATGTCATATTTAAGAGTTGCAGAGAGTGTATTTCAGACATCAAAAATGAATATCTATTTTTCCAACAATTACGGATTTATAGGACAGACCGGGACAGGAACAAATAAGGATATTTTTTTCGTGGACACGTTAAACAATGTCGTTTTCGGAGCAAATGCCGGTGGATGGAATAGCATACAGTTCAGAAATGGATCGGCAGAAGCAAGTCGTGTCACAATTACATCGGCTAATAATGTAGGAATTGGAATTTTGTTACCAAAAGGAAAGCTGGATATATGTTACGGCGGAACCGGCATTTTTATCGGTGCAGACGATGGGGCTGCTACTCGAACCGACAATACGATAAAGTATTCGAAGATCGCTTCATCACAATACGACAATGACGAGGAAGGGGCATCGGTAATTTCTACACTCAACACTTCAACGATAAACGAAATAGATATTGGCGGAGGAGTTTCTACCTTCAACGCATCGACGTTGATTAAATTTTATACAGCTGCTAACAATACTACGTTGTCTGGTACTGAACGGATGAGAATCAATGAAGCTGGTAATGTAGGAATTGGTATATCAGTGCCAAATAGGAGGCTTGAGGTTAGTGTCGAGGACGCGGTAACGAACGCAGTCACCTATGCACAGAGGCTTTCGCATTTTACATCCGGAAGCGCAGCAAACGGAATAGGCACAGGGCTTGAATTCGTCACCGAGGACTTATACTCTACCGTTGTTGTACTGTCAACAATCGAAGCGGTCGGCTCGGATGGTATGGAAGACTCTCACCCAAAAGGCGATCTTGTTTTCAAAACCTATAACGAGTCTGGGGACGGGCTTTCCGAGAGGATGAGAATTACATATGACAGAATTAACGTATATAAGGCGTTACAGCTAATGACTGGTCTAAATGCATTTGTTACGTCGAGTTCTAACCCATGGATTTATAGGTCAGCGACAACAGGAGTAGAGTCAGAACCGTTCAGCTCTAACGGTAACCTGGTGTTACAATCACGATCTTCTGTATCTGGAACCGGAATTTATTTTGCGACTGGTACTACGCCTACGACAAAATTAAAAATTTCCGATGATGGAACTATCAGTATAAAAGACAACAATATTACAGATATCAACACTTTAACATTTCACAATACATCAAACTATATTATCAGATTGGAAGAGGACGACGATACAGGTATTTATTATCGTACTGATATATATACCTGGGGTTTCAGAAAAAGTGGTGTTGAGGTAGTTACAATTGATCTTGACAACGGAAATTTAGGGATTTACGGAATTCTAAATATTGGAACGTGCTCGGAGTATACCGACAATGCAGCAGCAATCGCAGGCGGTCTATCTGTCGGAACGTTGTACCGAACGGGGGATGCGCTTAAAATAGTGCATTGATAATATGAAAATCATTCAGATAATTTATGGAGACATTCCTCCTCTTGTCAGTGAATGCATGGCAAGCGTTAAATCCGTTTATCCCGATGTTGAGGTGTTGAAATTCTCCGCCGTGGACAACCCGGTCCATCAGGGTGATATTTACAGATACAATATGCTGATGGAACATGACGACATTTTGTATATTGATTGGGATGTTCTTTTAACCGGCGAACTGTTTATCGTAAAAGACGGAATACCATGCTGCAATTATTACAAGGGGCAGCCCGATTACTCAATAATTTACTCGCCTAATAAAGAGTTTTGGATTGAACTCGAAAAAGAAAGACTGTCCAGGGGAATATCGTTGAATTCTTATGGATTCATCAGGAAACTTTTAAAAGGAAAAAACATCAACGAAATAATCGGGGGTTTTACACATTTCAGAGGAAATGAAAAATGGCAAAAGATTACACGGTGACAAGACTAGAGAACATAAATGTGATAATTTATATCAATGCTCAAAACAGCGAGACAGGAAAATACCATATTGCGACAGTATTAGTTGATGGTGTTGCAAAAAATGGCATCTTGGAGTTTCGTGTCGCTCGGCCATATAATTATCTGGGAACAGGAGCAAATGATCCTTTTAACAACAATGAAATTTACCAAGCGGTAAAAAATTACGACATGATGAACACTATGCTTGCAAATGAGCTGAAACAGCTTTACATAGACGCAATAAACGTTGATCCAGCCTGAGGAGGAGCAAATGGATAGAGAACATGCAAAAACGCTGTACGACGGCATCGACGCGGCGCTGAAATCGGAAGAGGTGTTAAGCTTCGAATTTGTCTACGCTATGAACAAGACGTTGAATAAATTGAAGCCGATTGTCGAGGATTCAGACTCCATGATGAAGGCATCGATCAGGATGGAGCGCCAGACTGTTTTAAAATATTGCCAGAAGGACGAACAGGGAAAGCCGTTTGTGGAAAACGGAAAATATTGCGGCCTTGAATACGGAACAATTCCTGAGTATGATGCGGAAATCGAGGCTCTGGTTGAAAAGCGCAGATCGTTTTTCGCCGAGGATATCGAGGTTC